CGTCCGTCCACATATCAAGGTGAATGCATGCCTGACACTTGTCGATTATTACTGTAAAGTTTTTAGCATTGTCTTCATCTTCCATGAGGCGACACAGTTTTGAACATTTTGTTTCTTCGATCGTCTTTCCTGTTTCACAGCATACAAGCTCTGAATCAATCGGGTTCCATCCTACAAGCTCGCATTTTGTGCATAGTTGAAAACCGAGACCGGATGCAATACGCTGATTAATATACAAGGCTTTTGCTTTTCTGTACTCCCATGCGATGTCTTCTCTTTCTGCTCCCATTGTTTTATCCTATTTGTTTTTTGAATGAGTTGTGCAGAGCGCGGAAATATGCCGAACGGCTATTAATTCCCGTTGTCCCTTTTCTTTTAAGCTCCTCAACCTTTTTGTCAATGTCCTCCAAATCTTCGGGATCAAACGACATAAGGATTCTTATTACTGCCATGAATACCTCCTATTCAATATAAGGGCAGTATAGCGTAAGTATATACTATGTCAACCATTTAACTGACTTATTGCTTATTTTTTTAACCGTTAGAAACTGACTGTTCTATAGCTGTTAAATTAAACACTTGCTCATCGAGCCATTTTATAAACTGCGGAATGCTTTCTTGTATAAGCATTATTGTTTTATGTTGCGATGGTGTTTCAGATAACCCGCTCGCAACAACAAAGAACGGGATACGCGCATCTGCTGACGAACTGGAATTTACTTCTCCTAAATATATACCGTCCTCAGTGTAGCATTTTAATGATACACTCGCAAGCAGTGCCTTACCTCCGTATTTAGCAGAATGCACAACAAAGCCGTTGTATTTAATTTCGGTAATCTCTACCGTTCCGCATTTTCTTCCGTCCCATAATTTAGCCATGTGTCACCGCCTGTACTTTTTTAATTGTCCGTCAACGAGTTTCTTCCCGCCTGTTTGATGATATATAATTGTGTGCTTATCGCGTTTTGATGAATTATATATCGAAGGCAGTACAAGAATCTTTAAGTCTGATTTTTCTAATTCTTCTGATAATGCCTTTTGATCGTTCCTACCCTCTGCGAGAGTACTGTCAATATTTGACTGCCATGCACGGAGAAAAGAAAGTACTTCAGGGCAATTACGAAAGAATAAAACGCCTGCGTTATAGTTGCCACGTAAACCAACGCACACCGCTTGCCTGTCTTCGTGCTCACGTTCGACAACGGCAATATCAAACCTATTAAAATCTATCTCGATGTATTGCATTAGTTCTGTGTCAATATCAGTATAACAAATATTTTCACCTGCGTTAGTTTCAAGCGCATGCCGTATTATTGCCGGTTTGTGCAATCCTGTAGATTTATAGACATTACCGTTCGGCGTATTGATTGCATTGTAAAAATGATTTAGGACAAAATTATCGTCTTTAACTTCAAGCCCTTTTATGCCAAAGCCGAGACCGCCTAAGTCATAGATTGAATATGTACAGAAAAACGCATCCCTGTTATCTCGCCATTCAATAGCAAGGTCATACATATTATTGTCGGATGCTGATATGTGTATCATGACGGCTTGAATTCTTCCCCTTCTTCAATGTCACATTCGCCGTCTTCGCGAATATGCACGTCTATATGTTCGCCTGTTATTTTGGTAACTCGCAAACCTTCTTCAATTTCGCCGTCTTTTTCTTCGCTCATTATACGCTCCTTTTCCCTGTTCTTTTTTCATAGTCGTCACGGTCTTTTTGGCATCTTTCACAAATATCGTGATCGTCACATAAAGAATTCCCGCACACTAAACACGACCGCGCAACGTTACAGCCGTGGGTGGATTGTTTTCCACAAAAACACTTTAACGTGGTATGTTTTTCACAAAAAGGAAAGCCGTCGTTTTTACAGAAATTCCCGTAGCAATGCCAAGAACATTTATTTAGCTTTTCCCGTTCTGCAATTTTTAGTTTCATATCTAACATATATTTTTCCTTTAACTCGGCTGCAATACCGGGGCCATTGTGACCATCCAGCACCATTTAACGGCAAGCATATTATTCGGCAAAAAGTTTATTATGTGTAATGTTGAAACCATTGCAACCGATTGCCCATATGTTAATACAAGTTTATTTCCGCGTTTATCTTGATCGGGTGAAATAAAACGACCGCCCGAACCATACGAACCTGTGTTATTATTTAGATTTAATGTAAGGTTCTGACTCCCTGCCATCGTGCGATTATTCACCCATATTTCTTTAAATCTATTCTGCACAAGACGCGCTCCGGGGTCGGGTGTAAATATATCCCAGTCAGAATTACCGCCGACAAGCGGTTGAAAGAAAAAGTATTTCACCCATGACGGCGCATCTGCCATGTCATACCCGTCTGATGTTACTGTCATTTGTCCGAACGGAGCTACTCTTGGATTTAAAAACCCTGAGTTCGTCACGCTCAACATTATTTGATTATATGCATCTTTGCTGATAATAGCGTCAGAGGTAGTAATGGTCATTACCCACTTGTCGCCGATTTTATGCCCTAGCGCATTTTCAAAGCGTATGTACACATGATTGAATTCAATTAAATCATGGTTATTATCGCCGCCGATTATCTTAATGCCGCAATATTCTTTTTGTATATACCCTGGAATCTCTCTTACACTATACCCGGTGCTGAACCATTTGAATGTGTCTTTTACCGCTGTTATGTTTATTTTAAATCCTGTTCCGGAACCTCCGGAAACCGTGACCGCTGTTTGTGCGTGATATCCATTACCACCTGATAGCCATGTTGCGCTCGTTACTTTGCCACCTGATACACCGCATTGCAGTGTTGCACCTGAGCCGCCTGTTTGCACAACTGTTCCCGTAAAATTCGTTGTGTAGCCAGTTCCTTGTGCATTAGTTGTGAATGTTTCTAATTGCCCTGCGGAATCTATCTCAACCGTTAAAACGGTGTCCTCGCCATGATATCCATCATTGACAAAAATACCGTCATTTAATCCTGAACCGATAAACTCATCATTGTAATATGAATAGCCATTTCCCGTTATTCCCCTCGCCTCAATTGCATGCCCACCCATATGTAAAGAATCACTCGCTCCCGTGTACGGAACGCGCGCTTCATGCCATGCCTTAGAAATAACTGCATTTGGATATTGATCTGCTGTTGGTATGGCCGGGAAAGAAGATATTTTATTAGATACATTTTCAGGAGTAAATCCGAGCGCGTCAGATGGTAAAACGTCCCCTGTCTGAAGTTCTTTTTTTACGCCACTATATAAAGCTAACGGCCTTTTAATTGCCATGGTAAACCTCTACGCTAGTGTGATCGGATCTGTCGGAATAAATTCCATCGCTGACGCACTTACGGCAACACCGAGCACCTGTACAATATTTCCAGATGCGCTCGGACACGTTTCAGTCCGTCCGCCTGCTGTAGTTGAAAGAAACTGTTTTGCACCTGGTGTGAGCCCTGAAAGCTGCGTGTTGCTCTGTGACATCCGATAAACGATAGCTGTCTGTCCTGAAGTGAACCCGGAAAGAACAAATCCATGTGCTTCTTTGCCTGCCGTTGTTGCATCTGCCTTTCTGCACTTCGCGCCTGACGACGAATAAATGTTTACGAAATCACCGGCAGCAAGGTTTTCAGTACAAGCGATAGAATCGGTCTCCGCTCCTATACCCACAGGCATCATGCTTGTGTCGAGCTTTCCTGTTGCGTCGAGTGCCGGAATTTTACCAGCGTCCCCAACTCCAGCACTTGACTGTGATGCTGCAACCTCTGTTTTTATCCCTGCAACTAAAGAAAGATATTTGTTTCCTGCCATGTTTGTTATTCTCCTATGTTAAAATAATCGGTTCAGCTATTCGAACCATCATGCTTGTCTGTGACGTTGGAAATCCAATAATTTGCAAATACTCAGAGTCTGGAAACGTCGGAACGACCTGCGTTAATAATCCATTTACTCCGAGATATATCGATTTATATTGCACCCAGTTCCATGTATTACTATGCCATTCTCCAAAGGTTAAAATTTCAGCTTCGTCACCTTCAGCAACCGCACCCGTCGTCATTCCAAGAACCCGGTGCAAATGACTGAGCTCTGTGTTGTATGCATACCATACTTTTCCCAGACCTTGATCGTCAACCGTGACAATACGATGACCTCCGAGATTTTCGCCTGCAAATTTCTTTACAATGTTTCCAGAATCTCCAGGTTCTCCGGGAAGACCCTGAAGCCCTATTTGATTAAAAATAACTTCGATCTTTTCAGGAGGAGTGACAACAATTTCATATCCGGTCTCAACAGATCCAATCAATGTTATCTTTTCTGGAGGCGTTACTTGTAATATTATATCGCTCATATTGAAACAAACTCTCCGGAAGCAAACGTTCTCGGTTTACCGCCTTGTTCAAGAATTACTTCCCATGTCTCACCGTTTATTACTTGCGCTGAATCTGCAGCTGATAATTCAAGCGTGATCTCTGTTGCGGTTGTTTTCGTTACGGTGAATGATTTTCCTGAAAGTGTAGCGGTTATCGTATACCCTGTTATTGTGAACGGGAATTTAATCCCGAAAATGACATAATTCCCTTTTCTGAATTTAAGCGTTCCTTCTCCGAAGTTTTGTTGAATGACTGCCATTATATTTCACCTTAAAAAGAAATTCCTGCAAATAGTTCTGCACTCGCGTTCGTTTTATAAGCGGAGATATGTCCTCCAATGTCAATTACATTAAAATGATGGATTCCATATATTCCGAAAAGAGGAGAAGCACGTCTATCAAATAACCCTATCCCGGCAGATATTCCGAGACTCCATTTCTTTTGAACTGGAGATATTTTGTCGTAAAATTTTAAAGCCTTATATGTGTCGGTAACGAATCCCGTATAGATTTCTGTCTTCGGATCATACGATCCTGAATGCACAAGTTTTGCGTTTGCTCTGTCAATAAGATCTTGAATGTTCGATTCGTCTATTGGTACGATGACCGAATTCTCTGGAGGCTTAACATCTTGAACGTATACGACATCCGGTTTTTTCAATAATCCTCTCACAAACAAAGAAAGGAATACAACAAACAAACAAAAAAATAATAGTGTCCATTTCACTTTTTCACCTCTTCATTTTTTGTTACGGTTATTTGCACGTCATCTTCTGGATCGATTTCTACAATTCCGACTTTAATTTTGACGCGCTTTTTGATTGCGGTAAAAACGAAAGCCGCGACGAAGCACAGTCCAATAAAAGCAAGAATCAATATTCCCCACTGAATCGGGGTCGACAGATTTGTAAACCACATCATATCCCTCCAATAACTTTAATTTCTCGACCGAGTTCCGGCGCGAATTGTGTGAAAATAATCTGTAAGCTTTCGAACGGGAACGGCCCCGGACACGGCTTTGGGTTGTTGTTGAAATACGTTACCCAGTTGTATCGGTGTGAAACGATCTTGTCAATGTTCGGAAACATAATGCATAACTGTTTGCATAGTTCAACACCGCCTTGCATTTGATCGGGTGTAATATCGTCTTGATTGCTGCCGTTTACTTTGTCAAACTCGATTCCGATAGAGTGCTTGTCATGATCACCACTGCAAGAATGGTACACCCAGTTAACAGGGTCTATAATCTCGGTTACGTTTCCTTTTCGGTCAATGTTGTATTGCGGGATACCGATTCCCCTTGACCATTGTGCCACTCGGTTATATTCGTTCGTCCATTTCTTTTTATCGTCTGCCGTCAATGCGTCATCAATGCGCTTTTGAATCACTTTCAAGTCTGACGTTTCTTGCCATTCAATTTGACCAAGTCCGGCAGTTGCATGAATAACAATTTCGGTTATGTCTTCGGGTGATCTGCTAAAACCCTTATGCCACTTTTCTCGGATGACTGTATTTTTAATTATAGTCATGATTGTCTCCTGTCGTATTCTATCGGCTGTATTATATGCCGACGTTCAAGGCGGTCTTCGAGTCGAATAATGCGTTCTATTATTTCATGCTTAAACTCTGAAAAATGACCGATCTCGTTTTTAATGACTTTTAAGTCTCCGAGTATATCATAGAGGCCACGCGAAAAAGACATTCTTCCCTCTTCCTGTAGATTGAGATTTTCGATGTCCTTTTCAACACAATTCAATCTTGTTTCGTTTTCTGCTAGTTTTCGCACTTTTTTGTCAATGTAAACAAATATTGATTTAAGTATGTCTTTAATCATTTTCAGCCATCCATTCATTTAAGCACTTAGATAACTCTTCAACAAAGCCCCTTTTAAAATCAATTCTTGCGATGTCAAATTCGATTCCATAATCTTCCCACGATACGCAATAACCCTTTTTAATCGCATCTGCGAAAATATGTGCACATTTAACATAATCAGGCGTATTTTCGAGAAACGAAATAGACGCTTCATTTTCAAGAGGAGTATTTTTTTTTTGCATTTCATTGTCTCGTTTCCATTAAGTCTTAATAATATTTAACCTAAATAAAGAACTGCAAGTTTACAATTGTTCGCAGTCGTAGGAGTTCCGGCGGCGGTGTGCGGTCTTACTATATCTCCTTTAGCAAAATAATCAGAAACCGTTTCTGTTAAATCTGCAGTAGCTGCACTAAAATATGCCCTTGTTAGCATTTTAGATGTAGCAACTGAATTAGGTGCATTTGTTCTATCTGTAGCGTCTGCATTTAATGATATTCCAAAATTAGTTGCTGAGGAGCCGGGGGTAGACCATGTGAAAGTAAAAGCATATTCCCCGCTTTTCTGTATTGTTATTTCAAGTCCTTTTGCATTAGACGAATAACCAGAGGCATGATTCTCTGTACACATATTTCCGACGATAGATGCATTTGTAAACCTTGGTATTTTATTGTCGGTTCCCCCATATCCAGCTTGTGCATCAAAAGCCATTCTACATGTTATTCTTTCATCAACAACCTCCCAGAATCCGGTTGTTGCATTTTCTTCTACTACCATATAGTCGCCAACCTTCGGCAGCCATATTGCATTTAATCCGTCTTTTGTTATTTTATTTGCATCTGTTCCATTTGGCGAAAGTATAACTTTATTTGTGCCACCTTTCGCATGATAAAACCTTAACCGCCTGTTCACATTATTTGCTTTTAATGGCAATGTAAAAGTAATATCTCCGCTTGTTGTATCTGCTCCGATGTTGGTATATCCATCATTATCAAGAACGACATAGCTTGCATTTTTTACAATTGATGATGGCATTTGCACCATTAGAAGAATCTGTGCTAACGTACTGCTCCCAACCTTCTCGGCGTTTAAATTAGTGCATACCGTCCCATTTGAAATAGGTATAGCTCCAGACCCATTCCCTGGTATGTATCCTCCGACAGAATAAGCGTTAAACGTGTTGAAGAAATCTGCATCAACATAGCTGTATACAATTTTATAATTTATATAAATGTTTCCTGTCTGATAGGACACGTTCAATATCTTATATGTTGTGAAAACATCAAATCCAGCCTCTGCCGACATTCTTGTGTCTTTGCTTCCAACAGTATAATCAACACCTTCTGTCAACTGCACTCCTCCGGTCGGTGCGGACCATATTTGAAAGTCAGTTGTTCCTTTGAATCCTCGCTTGCATAATCCAAGAATAACTTCTCCGCTTCCGACATTAGACTGCACTTCTCTTGTTATCGTAACAGGAGAAATATTGTTATAATTGTATAAAGTTGCTTTTGACATTTGTTTTCCTCATATTGTTCTGGCTGTTATTGTCTGAGTATTATTCAGATAATCTGGCTGAAAATATAAAACCTCGGCTCTCTCCATCTCTTCCCCGTCGTAGCTTTGCGTGTCGACATCAATTATGTCAAATATATTTATTTCTTTATATATCCCCTTTGCTTGTAGTCTTATTTTTCTTTCAGGATCTGCGCTCGTTTCCATTACTTGAGCAGCTATTGCGACAGCATCTGCCTTATTAAATAGTATTGTTTTTAATGGACTGATCGGTTCTCTTCTGTCTATTGCGTAATTCCTGATTGTGTCTTCTCTGTCGTTTGAGTATATTATTTGCTTTGCAGAGTTCTTAACATAATCAGGAGCATATTCTACAATAACCTCAGATACGGTGTCATCTGCTGACATTTCAATATCTGGAATGTCTAGTTGATTTTCTTTCATAAATACTTGCGAAACTGCTTTTGTTCTATCACTTGAAGCAAAAGAAACTTTACCTTTCCCGTTTACAATGACACTGCCTTGAAGTGACGCACATATTTTTTCTATAACTTCTTCGAAATAGCCTTTATCTGATTGTATAGATACTCCGCAAGGTTGATTATTTAAAATCGTTTGCGCATTCCATTCCACTGTGTCAAATACAGAGGCAGTGTATGGAAGTTCTGAACGCTTGAGCATTACACTTCGAACTATATCAAGACCGTTGTTATAATCTCCGTCTATGTCGTATCCCTTGCCTTTCCATTTCCAATCATTAAGGTCTGACACGCTAACGCCTGCCGCCTTTGTTGCAGTTATTGTACATGCGTTTATATCTGATGAAGTAATCGTAATTTCGTTATCTTCTTTGTCATATAATGCATCAATAGACGTTAACGCATATCCAAGAGTGTCGTCTGCAATTAGAAAGACTGCTGTTCCTGATGAATCAGTATCAAGAGCGTTCTGATTTGTTAATATCATCCTTCCTCTTGATACATCTCCCCAAACAACAGGCTTTAATTCGTTTTCTAAATCCCCTATATTTGGGTAAACAGATGCATCCATTTTGCTAACACAAACGGATTTGTTTTCGAAATATCTATTACTTTTAATCTTGTATGTGATCGAATCTCCGTTATGAGTATATCCATTTAAAGATCCGACAGCAATTAAATCATCGTCTGTTAATGCAGTCGCTGATTCATCTACATAATAAACCCATATTGGAATACCAAAAGCTGAACTTTTAGAAGAGTATCTATAATCGATTACACTGTCCGATATTGTAAGTGTTGATTGATCGTCTTCAATCAATCCCAACTTTAAAGGATCGACTTTACGAGAGAACCCAGACAATCCAATTATTACAGGAGAATAATGATTCCCTTCAAATACATTATATCCATCAGTCTTTCCGCTAGCCCATCCAGATGTAAATATTGAAATTATAGATGTAGTTCTGTCTACAGTGAAGTCATTAACGTTGTCTTCCCAATGCACGAAAAGACACCCTTGTGTTTTATCATGGAAATATGATCGTTCTGTAAGGATGCAATCGTTTATCGAAATCATTGGGATAAGTTTATTGCTTAAATCTATTATTGACAACACGTCTGTGATGTTATTGTAATCATCCCAAGACCAAACAGAGCCATCATACTCATCAATAAAAAGATTGATCCCATTTAGACTCAAACAAAATACAGCCTTGTGATATGCCATTAAATAAGGCACATCTTGCCTGTTTCCTATTTTTGTTATTATAACGCCCATGTCACCATTCCGTGTATGTAGGATTTATTACTACAACATCGTCAGAGATTTCTTTATCTCCAAAACATCCAATAATGCTTATTTTGGATTCACATCTTGGAGTCCCGTGGCTGACTGTTCCCCGAAAAGCCATCCTATAATATCCAGGACTAACATTAAAACATATATTTACGGCATGTGCTTTTAATTCAATATCACTCCATTTTTTTTCAGCCGGATATGTCACCCCCAAAATTACTCTTGCTGGTTCCAAATAATATGATTGAAGAATCATGTTCTGAGATGTGAAATAGTCCCCCGGTGTTGTATATGAATTGTCATAAACAATATTACATAAAATTATAACAGGCTTTTTTACTATAAACCCAGTAGTTAGATCTTCACCAACTGACCCACCAACCAAAGCCAAGGTGTCAATATAAAATAATGAATCTATATTTATAACATTATTAAATGGTAAAGCGTTTTGACTACCTGACAAATGCTGATCGATCTTCCATTTCAATGTTCTATTAACTAAATCAGATTGATACCATCCGCATTTTAATGGATTCTCTGTTCCTCTTGTTGACGCCGATGAGAAAGTTGTTCCATCGAATATAATATATTTATGATCTCTGTTTGCCATCGTAAAGACTTCATCAGCCACCTCGATAGTATAAAGGTTTCCGTTGACCTCGACAGATGATCCGACCTTTACTGTGACAATCGCCGGGTTTGTTCCGTTGTATTGTACTGAGATAAATGTATTATCATCGCCAAGACGATTCGCATCTACGTTTAAACAGAGATTATTCAGATTCCTTGCGACTGCATATAAATTCTTTTGAACTATCATTTAAACTGCCTCTCTTAATCCGATTGTCACTTGTGCTGTTATTGGCCCATCTTCATCGTCAACAGGAGATATATAAATAGCGTCATATCCTACTTTCCCAGAATCAAGAATCCCGATAAATGCTTCTGGGTCATTCTCGCTGAATAATCCATCTGTAAGAATCCACGGACGCGGACGACCATAACCGTCATGTAATATTAAACGCATCAATGCGCGAATATCCTTGAAAGAAACTCCCTTTCTTGTTGTTAATGTGTATTGTTGATATTTATAGCTTTTCCGCTGTTGCGTTGTGTTCGCTCGTGTCAAACTGATAGTATCATCAGAAACGTCAAAAGGTTGAACTTTTTCGATGAAATCAAAATCAGAATATTTCCCCGCCCATATATAACCGATCTGCATAAATCCGGTACCGTCTCCATTCGGACGAATAATAAATGTTTTTGAATATGGAGTTATTGAATCACCATCTGCGAAAATAGACGGACCGAAAACAGAAGTTCCAAAAACAGTGGAATACAATGTTTCTCTAACATTAACCTCATCGATCTGTATAAGTGAATACTGTACATCAAAACCTTTTACGTTTTGGCCAATATTTGATTCAATTATTTCGCCATTGACATCAAGTGTATCAACGTCGAAATACCGAATACCTTTGACATCTGACAATAGAATAAAATCAATGTCTTGTGCAACATTTAAATTTACTCTGATTTCTCCTGACTGATCAACCGTTCTAAATGATTGTGTCGAACTTTCAACAAGCATATTCGTGATCGGGCATCCGACAATATTACTCATCGTTGTTGAAATATTTAATAGATTTGATACACAAATATTCTGTATACATGTTTTCATCGTGCTATTTTCACCGTTCCAGCTCTTCGGATTTGTACTGCTCCGCTGTTAAGATGCTGATTGAGTTTTTTTGTCAACCAAGCATCCATTGAATCGTCACCGATCTGTAATACAGTTGTTCCTGAATTATTATTCTGAGCGTTGTCTGTTTGCCGTACAGGCTGAACAGAAACCCTCTCACCCTGATTTACGCGAAGCAATCCAGAGTCAGCAGCGTATCCAGGAGGAACCATGAAATCGCCTCCGAACTGCGCTGCCGGAATTGGAGTTGATACCGCTACGGCAAGCTGGGATGCTCCCTTCGCTGCAGATAGACCAGCAAGAACATACGAAAGCGGAGGAGGAGACGATGCAAGAGCTTTTGCAACCGCGACTGCTGTATCAAGAATGATTCCGAATATAGCATATGTCCTTTGATCCTTTGCTCTTTTTCGTGCAAGCTGCTTTTCCTTCTTTTGGATCTCTTCTGCCGTCGCTCCTTTCGCCTTCATGCTTTCTATTTCTTGCTGATCAAGGTTTGTACGAACAGCGGACATATTGCTAAAAATGCTCAGAGTATCAGATGCCATCGTCTGTGCAAGAGCTATTGATTCAAGCTGCGATTGCATTCGCTGTTTATCGAGTGCCATCTGCTGGACATTATATAATTGTTTAAGCTTTAACCGCTCTTGTTCTCCGAGAGTTTCAGTTGCCAATATTTTATTGTATGCGTTCTGTAATGCAACAGCGCGAGCCTCATCCTCTGTTCCGGCCATCGCTGTCTGCTGTTTCATATAACCGTCCATGATCGATAACCGCTGTTGTTCATTGAACTGAGTCAAAACGGTCATGTCCATTCCGGCTTTCTGTGCAAGCTTTCTTTGTTCGTTATAATTAAGAGCAAGAACTCCGAGCTGAGACCGGAGATCTCCGGCCTTCGCCATTACTTCTTGACCTGATACAAAATCGGCGACATATTGAGCCTGCATCTGCGATTGAATCGCTGCTTTTTGTTTTATTGCATTTATTTCTTTGTTTCTTTCTTGTGTTCGCTGCTGAGCAAGTTTTGCACTTTCTCTTCCTTCTGTATCTGCCATTTCAATCATTTTATTATATGAAGCTTGAGAAGATGATGCATATCCTTGATCGGCATTCGCAAGCTCTCTTCTTACAGCAAATAATGTATCAAATTTTTTCTTTAATTCTGCTGCTTTGCTTCCTGCTACCTGTGCGTCTTTAGCAAGCAATGTCATTACATTAGCTTTTTCTTTTGGAGTAACAGCATTATACATTTTCTCTATTTCTGCTCTAGCTTCAAATGCTTGTTTAGTTAATGATTCAAGCATAGGTTTATTTTGAGCTTTTGCAGCTTCATTAAATACCATATTTAATCCGCTTACAATATATCCGAGACCTGTTGCAATAACTCCGATTAGCTTCCCTAATCCCTCAAATGTCTGATATAAAACTCCTCCGTCTTTTGCTGCGGTAACAAATGCAGATCCTAGATCAAGAATTCCCTGTGTCGCCTCTGTTCCTGCAGCTTTCAGAAGATCATCAAAAGCAAATCCTACCTGTTTAAGACCGCCTCCGAGCGTTTGACTCATTGCTGCAGCGGTTCCTCCGAATTGAGTCTGTAATTCTCCGAGAATAACGCCTTGCGCTTTTGCAACATCACCGACCGCGACAAAATCCTTTATCTGTTGTTTCTGTTGTGCTGAAAGCTGTACCCCTACCCTCTGAAGAGCCGTGATTCCCTGTATTGGATCATTCAGCGCCTTTCCGACCATTATGGTGGCGCTTTGTAGATCTTGACCCATTGCTGAAGCCATATCAAGAATAGATTGCTCCGCTTGCGGGAATACAGTTTTTCCAATTTTAGTAAATGTAAGAAGTAATGCCTCTGATCGGACAATTGCATCATCATCATATATTGAAACGTCGCGGAGGCTTTCCGCGAGTCCTTTCATTTCCTCTGTTGTCATTCCGACAATACCGCCTGTTGAAGTAAGGACGGCATTTAGCTGAGCGGTTGCATATTGTGCATCGGCTGTTGATGATACTATTTGATGAAGGCCGGATGAAATAGCTGCAATCGGAATAACCGCTTCAAGAACTTTCAATACTCCGGCAACTTTCTCTGTGTTCTTCTGCGCCTTCTGCATTGAATCGGCCATCGAACCCAGAGATTTATCAAGCTTTAATAATGTAGCGTCAAGTTTTCCAGCGTCATTAGCTGCGGACGCTGCATTCGTTTCAACTGGAATCGTTATCCTTGACGCTACTACATCAGCCACGTTTTCGCCTCTTCTTTGTAAATATTTCAAGAGCTACATCTGCCCTTTTCAATAACGCTTCAAGATACTTGATTTGAATAACGCTATTTGAAAAATGACTTCTGTAATACTTCTCCATCTGAATTATAATCCGGATATACTCCGGATCACAATCCGAATAATGCATCTTTGTCGGAAGTCCCATCCCAATATTGAACTTCTCCCATGCATCATACAACTCCCAAAACTGATCATTAAAAAGATCAGGAACATCGCCTTTTCTGCATACAAGAATCGGATTTTCAAAGCTTCCGACAATATGCATCCTGTCTTCTGAACCCTTCCTCGGCTGGAAGTCTGCCTTTCCTTCAAGAAAAAGATGGAAGGCAGCTATAACTTTTTTGTCTCAATCGTTATCCCTTCAAGCCGTGTAATCTCCGTGAATATCTGCTCTACAATTCCATAAAGAGCTTCGAACTGATCATCAAGAAGATCTGAAATAACCATTTCTCTTGAATTGAGTTTATCAATTTCAAGCATTGGAGGATTCTCTATTCTTACAATATGCAGTTTCAACTTTGCTGCATAATCGATTGTGATGTCTTTCCCGTTATTCTCATACACAACATACTTGTTGTTATGCAGAGTCCGATTGATTTTCTTTAGAACAACAGTGAATCTTTTCTTTTCTTCAAGCGAAAGATTATCCGCGACATCCGGATAGAACTTGTATTCATTAACCGAGGATACTTGTAATTTCATAAAATCAAACCTCCGATATTTTTAAAACTGTTAAACCGTTCCGTCTCCGAGACGATAAAGTGTCGGATTGATCTCTACGCTTTCAAAAGCAAGAGAGGCGAATCTGAACGGGCTTGAATATCCCTGACGCTCACCGAGCGCACCGCCCATTCCGTTGCCGTAAAGCTGGAATGGTGCAACAACCTGTTCGATGTCGGCAAGAGATGAATTCTTTTGAAGCTGGAAGAATCCGAGAAGAACTTCTTCCTGTTGATCATACTTGTCAAACGACAGATCGCCGTCCTGCTGTGCGATGTCTATGAATTGACGCATGAATCCGGTCGGTTCATCGGTTGTTCCCATCACGAACACACCTTCAAGCGTTCCGGACATATCAGCCTTACCTGAGCGATATTTTTTCACCGCATCAGCAAGAACCGTAACGTCAATTTCTTCTTTGCTGAACTCCATCGTCCATGAACTCACGTCCATGATTGTTGTAAGCGTCAGCGTGACAAGGTTATCCCCGACAGCCGGAGTCACAGAATCCCCTGTCCGAATAACAAGGATATCACCTGGAGCGATATCGCCTCCGGTCCCTGCCGGATCAGGAAGAGTTGTCGCAACTGCAACTGCCAGAACCATATATGTTCCGACAGGAAGAGGCGTTGTCCCTGCTCCGGTTATCTTTGCTCCGAACGCTGCTTTTTTAATAAGGCCATCATCGCCGACAAGCCTTTGACCGTTTCCCTTAAATGACATTTTATCACCGTCCTTTTGTAATCTTGATTTGATCAGTATAATAATTGATTACTATACCCATATATGGATTTGAATTAGTCAATTAAACTTTATGCCATAATATCTTTGCTCTGAATACCGATCCGAAATATTGAGCGTTTACCATTGCACCGTCATTAACCTCAATACATCCACCGGCAGCGACAAAATCAATACAGAACTGATCAGGAGCCGTTCCTATTATACCCCGTATTCCAACGACAAGCATTTTTACCGGATCAAGGAGAAGGAGCGTTTCAGAAGCATCAGACTCTCCTCCCTTCCATGCAGAGAATTGGAATTCAGCTACTCCGGATGAATTCTCCGCTTCCTGCAGCGTGACTCTATCTTCCGGATCTGCAATTTTATTCATGACAATGTAGGGAGGCTTAATTCCTTTTGCATTTGAATAAGCAAGCGTCGCGTCTATTTCATTGTCTGAAAGAAGCTGTGTGCAATGTTCAAAGATTGCTTGATCTATTGTCATCTTTTTCCTGCCTGCGCTTTAAATCGTGCAGCTTCTTCCGCTTGCATCGCGCATGTATAAATATTCTGTTGAGATCCTGCCTCTGCTGCAGCCGGACCCATGTATGGCGTGAATCCGTACATCATGAGATCCGGTCTTCCGTATTCCTGCGCTAATGAGTAAGGCAGATCGGTGTATGTCATATAGCGTTGATCAGATACTTTTGATGTCTGGATATTGTTCATCAAAGCCTTTGTATCTTTCCGGACATACTTTCTTGCGAATCTACGAACGCTTACATTTACCAATTGCGCTGTTGTGTCAGCATAAGCAATAACATATTTTTTAACGTTTATAAAGGTTTCAATCTTTGGCTTTTTAACAGAAAGACTCATTATATTAAAACCTCTAACGTCATTTCCTTATGGTGTCCGGTTCCGGATATTCCGTTCGGCTGTGTACCGTAAAGAACTTTATACGTTATGCCGTTGTAGTTTATTGAATCACCGTATACTGCGTTATATCCCATCTCAGAGAAAAGCAGAGCACCGACCTTTTCTCCGCTCTTTCCAGCTTGGAAGTTTTCAGAACCGGACACAGGCTGAATGAATCCTTTAATAGCAAATGTATTAGTGACTTTGTTTCCGAACGGAACAGATGATGATCTTGATACAAGTATGTTCTGAAAGCGGTTAGTCAACATAATACGCTATTCCTCCGCAAGGAATCAGCTCATATGCATCAAGTCCTGCCGTAATGTCGGAAGGATAGTTCAATATTCCAGAGCTTGAATCTTTGACAGTGTATGAATACGATCCTATTGTTTCAGACTGCATCCCTGCCGTCGATGGTCTTGTGTATACATCAAAGTACACCATCCGAGCTACTATCTGAATGACTTCTTGCGGAATATCGCACAAAGATATGAAACAGTAAGACGAATCATCAACAATCGATTCAGTCACCGTGATTACATTTCCTGTTATATCAGAAACAGTATAAAACGCATCGTTTCTTTTGCTTCTGGACACAAGAATCGTGTCTCCTTTTTTGATGCTGGCTATATCCCCATAATATTCAGCATCGACGGTGATCTTTTTATCGGTTGCAGTGAATACGCTCTTTCCATATATGCATTCCTTTGAAGAAAGAGAAACCCTTTCAGCTCTTGAAAACGTATCAGGATAATCTCCTTCATATTCTTCATTACGATCTATTATAAAATAGTTTGAAAGAGAACGAATAACGTTTTTAAATACATTTATCATCTTGTTTGTGATCTTGAAGTCTTCTGCCGATTCAATCTGTGTCCATGTTCCGGTTGATGAGTCCATAAGCATATAAGAAATCCCGGTCAAAGTGTTAATCCAAGTCTGACCGACAATATATGAAGGAGCTTTTTCTGTAACGGTTGGAGCGACTGATTTATAATAGGTATATGAATTATTTATTTTAACGTCTGAAAGTGTAATCATGATTGACCCTCTTCAACTTCGGATTTGTCTTTTGAAGACTCCGAACTGGCAGGGAACGATGGATTCAGCACCGTTCCCCACCAGAATATCGGAGGTATCAGATTACGGTTTCCCGTCGCCTGGCTGTTTTGCTGTTGTTGCATGTGTGTCCGGCTGCACAAGGGCATTCTGTAGAACCACGATCTCTGCGGTCTGCGCAGGAGAAAGAGCCGTCACATGAATGACAGGTTTGACGTATTTCTTCGCAGAGATAACGCCGAATGTTTGAAGATACGGAGATACAGGAGCGATCAACGTGTTTCCGGTTGGAGATATAATCGCATCAGATGCAACCGCCGTGTATGTTGCGTTGTCGTCAGATTCCTGAGCTGCGAAGTTCATCACATCGCCAACACCGATTGCAGCAGATCCGGTCAATTTGATTGCAAAAGCAATCGATTGAAATCCGGTTTGATTAACTGCTGCTCCGACTTTGTCTCCTGCTGCCATATCAAGCGAAAGATCCGCAATTCGAGACACAGCAACCGGAGTAATATAATCTTTTTGAGAACTCATAATTAAAACCATCCTTTCTTTGAATAAGGAGGGAAAGACTCCATCCTATTGTGAATCAATCCTTACGCTTTTATTTTTAAGCGTTTGATTGCCTGAAAATTCGTAACCGCTCCGCCTGTTCTTTTTGTCGTATAGAACAGAACGAATCCTTTCTCGGTTATGTTATCGCGTATGACACGGATTCCCATGCGGTCAGCGATTGTATAACCTTCTTTGAAGTCTCCGAAGAGAATCGCGAGATCGTTATCAACAAGATCAGCAGGCATGTCACCGCCGAGAACGACTTCTTTGCCGAGAATCGTCATTCCTTTTGGACCGCTCCAGAGGAGAAGAGGATTCAGAAGATACTGACCATCTGTTCCTTTGAGAGTGCAGATATTTGCAAAAATCTTTCTGTGCATGAGCCATTTTGCGTTAGGCTGATATCCTTCAAGCAGCGCACCCTGTAGACCGATCAGATCATCTCCTGCGATCACGTTAGATCCGGCTGTTGTAACATCTTCAAGTTTGTTTCTCTCGTATTGTCCAGCGGTTCCCCATGCTGAATAAGAAAGAAGGCCGGAAGGCTTGCCGTTTCCATCACCTGAAATGAAAGCAGCGTTTTCTGTTCGTGTTATTTTGTCGATGATCTTGTTGCTGATCCATGATTCAGGACTGTTTATTGCATCATCAAGGAAGCGTTGTGTTGCTGCAGGCTGTGCATAAAGCTCATGAATAGGAATCTCGATTTCTGCGATTTTTCCGGATGCAGTTTTCGCGCGAGTTGCATTTTCAGAAACCCAACCGCAAGAAAGAGTATCGTCATCGTCAAGGGTAAACTTGACAACATCGGATGCCGTGTTCACAACGTTAGCCAGAGCGCGCATCGGTTCTGTCTCATAGAGGCGCTTAAGAATGCGACTCTGAACATCAGCCGGAACGAGATATCCGCCGTCAACGTTTGAGCCTTCGAAGAATGCTTTCACTTCCTGCATCCCGCGAACATCGGTATGGTCTACACCGAAGATGTCAGCGTATGCTTTAACCTCAGATTCAACGGCATCAGAGGAGATCGCGCTCTTATGCTTAAGAAACGACTTGAACTCTTTCGAGTATGCCGATGCTTCTTTCGTGTCGCCTGAATTCGCACCGCGAGCGATCACAAGTTCAAGCGCATCATGTCGGGTTTTTAGATCCGATATGAGCTGTGTCGTATTCTGAAAATCGCTCTGGAATTTTACCAGAGTTTCAGAAGTCATCTTGCCTTCTTCAACAAGCTTTTTATGCTCTGTCTGGATGCCTTCGAGAGACTTTGCTGCGAGATCAATTTTATCTTTGATCTCAGTTTCAAATGGTGTCATGATTGAACACTCCTGTGTGTGATTTCGAGTTTTGATATAAATCCGTTTAATGCAGTCTTGATCTCTTCGCTTCCCGATTCGTCGGCTTTGAATTCGTCACTTTTCGTTGTGATAATTCCTGCGATGTAATCTGCTGCGTTCTTTGACAATAATCCTGTTCGAAGCAAATGAGACATCATGCTCTTTGTCAAGCATTTTACCTCCGTTAGGCAATACGGAGACGCTTTTCCTTCCGCATCGTATGGCATATCGAGAGCCATTCCTGTATAAAGATTATTGATCAGCTCTTTTAATGATTTGATTGCAGTATCAGAAAATGAATAGATTGCATCTGTTGCATCGATAGAAGCACGAACAGAAACAACCGCTCTTGGCATTGTTTTAATCTCTCCGTCTACAACATCACAGACAAGATTCTTGTATCCTGAGAATGAATCCTTCTGCTCTGTATCGACAAGAATAAAGCATTTTGCATATTCATCATTCGGAGCATCAATCGCTCCGGTCTTTTCACGAATGCGCATCTCTGCAGCGACAGCATCCCATTTTACATCTTTGTCTCCGAAGACAGAAGGGAAAGACTCTTTCGAATTGACCGATTTTACCTCTGTAATAATTGCAGCAGGATTCATCGGGATGTCTGTCGGGGATCCTTCCCATATCGAAGCAACCTGAATCATCCTCACTGCATTTTCAAATGTGCTTTTTTCTGCACGATATCCGATAGAAAATGCAGGATACGCTTTTTGCTTAACAAGAGAATAACAATCCCTTCCCTGTTCAACTTCAAGATTGATTTCGCCTTCTCCATACAATCCTTTCTCATCTTCAAGCAGCGTTTCAGCCGGAAATATTCCGACCGTTCTTCCGTGACTGTCTTTGAGCGGTATCTGCCCTCTGTTCGCTTTGATATCTTTCAGCGAATCAGCAAAGCAACCCTTGACGAACATATCATTGCATCGGTCCTGGTCCCATGTTGCAATATACCCTTTGACGATTCCGACAGGAATGCCTTGTCTATTCGTCATTTCTTTAAACTCTATAATCTGACCGCCGATAAATTTCTTTTCAATGTTTTTCATTGTATTACCCCTTTTAAATAAATACTGTTACACAATTGCATCCGCAAATTTCAGAAAGCGGAGCACCGTAAGAACCGTCCATCGGATACATCATCGGATATCCTCCGACAATAAACGGTTCATCTATTGGGATCGGCTTTCCCTCTCCATAATCCGCTCCGGCCTGAATATGTGTCTGTCTTGAATGATAATATGCAGGCTGCCAAGCCTTCCCAGAAGAACCCATCTCCTCTGCTGTTCGCTCCATTGAGTTTAACGCTTCCCCTTGTGATAATGGAGTGATCATTCTATCCCGAACATCTGAAAGCTCGTTCAATACGTCTTCTTGTCTTAATGAATTAGGCATCTTTGCGAGCGCAAGTATTTGATCTGATAGCGTTCTCGCTGCTGAAAAATTTCCTTCCCGAATTAAGTTTGCAACTTCTTTAACCATCCCGGGAAGAGGAGCGTCTATTCCCATTACAACGGTATTAACTCCCATCTCAATCGGCCAGTTTGTTTCCGTAACGCCTATTATCATCCGGTGATTATTCAAATAGCTGTTATACGCTGCGCGAGCTTCTTTCTGACTCCATCCGTTCGCGATCGCTGCAGTTGTCACCATGTCTGCGTATTTATCCATTGTCGAATCGATATATGGAGCATTTAACGTAAGGCGGTCATCAACTTTTCGGCTTATTCCCTGCGCTATGCTTTTATATAGATCGTCAATCTGTGTCCGTGTTATTGTTTTGTGTTGTCGGTAATTGAACTTTGTTACTTTTTCAACCATTCGATCGTAATGCCGTCTTAATACTCTCGGTACGTCCTGCGATACGTCTCTTGATAAAGATCGATCGCCTATTCTGAAATCGGATACTGCTCCACGTATGAGATGATTCCATTCACGAATAAAAGCAATCTGTCCGGCTGTTTTCAAAGAGAAAATTGCATCCGCATTTTTCGATAATCTTGTTCTTTTGCTTTTGATACTAATCGGTTGTATCATCTTCGGTCTCATCATCCATATTATCTTCTGGAGGAACTGTCTCGGTTGGTTTGTAAGGTGTCGGATTCGATTCTTCTGGAAGCGGTCCGATGGATACGGCCTGCAATGGAAGCTTTCCAGCTCCGACAAGAATAACGTCTCCATCCATATCAGGCTTAAGACCGCCGATTGCCCGGATCTCGTTCACCCTGACAACTTCCGTATTTTTGAGCTGTGTCATATCCTCGGCAAGAACGCTTTGCAGATCTCGAATCGCAAGAACAGAGAAAGAAAGCTTCTCGTTTTCTTCGAGACCGTACCGCTCACCGAGACCGGACATAATGCCATCAGCCAGCATATTAAACACAGGAAAAACAGCCTTGTCATAATATGCCCGTTGTGATGTTGTTAGATTATCGTATGTCATCGACTCAGAAAGAACCAAAGGCAGCGGAATTTTAAATGCGTTATATATCTCGACTTTAGATTCCTTAAGAAGCGCAATGAAATCCATGTCTTTATTGTTTTGAGTGATTCCGTCTATCTGGGCCGGCGCACCGAGAATCAGAATGTTGCCTGCGTTTTCAGATCCCTGATGGAAGTTTCGGATATTCTGTTCAAGAGCTTTGACTTTTTTATCATCCCATTTGTTTGATCCGGTTGTGTCGGTTCTCGGAGATAATATTCCGCTCGTTCTGAGTCCATTTTTCAGGAGAGATACATTATGCCTCTTTCCGTCCGTACTCATTGCGATATCGTACACGACTTGATTAAGCTTTGAACGGCCTCTCCAATGATCAAGCATTGAAACAGCACCGATGATCGGTATAATCTCATTCATTCCGATCTGATCAATAAAGCGCATTTTTCCGTTTATCATCGTTCGCTTATATGTCTTTCGGTCCCGATTGCAATTGGTTCTGACTTCTGTCGGAAGGCCATCGGTTGTCGATAGTAACACATCTACATCATACGGCCTCATAAACGTAATAGCCAGAGCCGGACTGGTAATGATGCCCCTTGCTATGATCCATGCTTCCTGTGTGAGAAGAAACGATTCGGCAAGTTCTCGCCTGAATTGAGATCCTGAATATCCTTCTCCAGGGTTATTAAGCAAGCGAACAAGATCGTTCTTGAATTCCAGCTCTCCGTCTTCGTCTTTGATTCCGATTACAAGCGCAGAGATTGAATCTGATATCCTTCCGACAGCATCACCGAGCGGACCGCATTTGTCTGAAAGCTCGTATGCCCTTCTTGGCAGAATGTGAATTGCTGTATATCCGAAGAAGTTAATATTCCCTGTGAATTGATCAAGATCATGTTCGGTTGTTGAATAAGCCTTCCCGGTTATAAAAGAAAATGCCTTTTTTAATATATTCATATCATTACCCGATTATGTAACATTATATTTGTCAATTAAATATTTGACACAGGAGCATCCTATTCGATATTAAACACAGCTCCATTGTTCTACGCTTCGCACACCTCTTTAGTGCAAAAGGGCAGAGTTTGTTTCTCTGCCCTTTCTTTTACCCTCCATCATTAGATTTAAGTCTTTATAATAAGGTACTCACACGCGACGGTAATCTTTAATAAACATCACATCCGTTCGGTCCGGCCTGTTGTCTCTGCTGCAAACTTCTTTCTCGCAAAGATACCCGTATGAATGATCCTGATTGCATGCACAATCCTTGCATGTCGTTCTCGGCACTATCTTGACACGGCCTTTTCTGGAGTATACAAACGAATCAACGGAATATCTTTCTTTTCTGTACTTTGCTTTTCTTTCTTTCGATTCATCATTCTTCATAGCTTCGGTCATCTCTTTAGCTCTTGTCATACGATCTCCATTAATAAAGGTTATATATTGGCAATATGAACTTTAACGCTATATACACAGCAAACAGAAAGCAGAGTAATGCAATAAATACGCTCAGTCTCGGATTCGTTTTGTAATGTTCGTCAATCAGATGATATGCGATTGTTGTAATGATCAGTAAGCACATCGCATAAATAAAAAGGCAGAGAATATCAAATATAAATTGTGTCATGCCATACCTACCCCGAAATCAGAACTCGGATCGATTCCGCTCTTTTCATAGACACCTGTTAATGAATCGGCAGCGTCGTCAAATGAATTTGCAGAGAATAACTTTTTAAATCTGAGTAGCTCGTTTGAGAAAAGAGGGAATCTTTCTATCCAATCCGGAGGCATCAGGATCGTTCTCATGCAGTTCGGTGCACTGGTTATTATACGGCTTTCTTTGTTCTGCTTCTGCCAATGATCATTAATTGATATTTCCCCGTGATTCTTTTCTCTGAGTATACGGATTACATTTCGAGCGAATGATCGGCCTCCAGCGTTGCTTTCTATATCGCAGTCTTGTGTATTGTTCCGAATAAGCAGATCGGCAACCTCTATCTCTGTTACTTCTTGCGGTTCTGATGTATGATATACGTCAGTTATTGCTATCATGTTTGTATTCGTAACACCGTAGCAGATAGCGCAAAGGCGATCCTTCCCTGTGTCCGCTACGTCAATATAGCATTTACGTGAATACAGCTCCGGCTGATCAATCCAAAGATTAAAGCCTGAACTGTAGAGCAATCCTGTTTTCGGAATCGGATTTCCCTGATATAACGTCTCCCATGTGTCAGCGTCTCCATCTTTTAAAAGCCGTCTTCTTGTTTCTTCAAGCTTTTCTCTGCTGTGTCGCTGCGGATATAGCGCATCGCCTTTTTCTCGTTTATCGATATCGGTTTTCTCTGTTACTTTCAAAGCTTCGAAGTTTATATGATACCATTTTGACGGATCGCAATCATCAAACTGCTGAAGGCTTGTAATATCTATTACATCGGAAGTCTTCCTGATATACCCGATCAAATCCTCTTCGTTCCATCGCGTGAAAACCATCAATTGTCTGCTGAAATTATGAAGCCGAGATTCTGCTACCGTGTTATACCAATCAATAACACCTCTGCGGATGATCGGGCTGTTTGCCTCGCTTGCGTTCTTGTATAAGTCATCCATGATCAGAATATCAACAGGTTCTCCGGTCAATCCTCCACCGCGTCCGACAAAGAACAGATTCCCCGTTTTATCTCCTGCCGGAATATCCACAATGTCCGCGGAGTTTGTGCTGTTGTAATCTTTGTTTTCTGGAAGTCTTGTATTCGGGAAAAGTATTCTATAATTCGGATCGGACATTGTGCGCTTTATCTCTCGCCCGAATCTCCGCGCCATGCTCGATGAATAAGAGCAGATCGCAAGCTTTGTCTCTGGATTCCTTCCCATGATGAAAGCCGGGAGCCGTCTTGTCGAAACATGGGATTTTCCTGTCTGCGGAGGAATAGAAACCATCAGCTTCCGGATCTTCCCCGTTACCCATGCTTGAATGATTGCGATATACGCTTCATGAAAAGGAGTGAACTCGTAATCGTCATCCATCCGGTCTATAAAATCGCGCATTCTCCTGCGCTGCAGCTCCCTGCAGCATAGTTCATAATCAAGCTCAAAGATTTTTTGAAGTTTCTCATTTTTCATTTTCGGTTATTTTGCTTTGCAGATCTGCTTTCATTTTCAAAAGAACATCGTCCGTATATGTTGAAGCCGGGTTATCTGCTGGCCTGCTATCAACAAAGTTAACCGTTTCAGGAGCCTTCCCGAATGCCCGGTCCTCATAGTCTTTTATTCCGCGGTAATCATTCCGGATGTATGCGTTCAATATTGCCCGTTCTCCAAGCGTTATCGTTTCCATGTTTAAAGATCTGGCCTCGCTCGCTGTCATAAGCCGAACCTTAAGAACAGCCCGGATTAAATCACCATAGCCCATGATTCGAGCAGCTCTGACATCTGATGGAACTTGCGGACGGCCTCCAGGATTAAGAACCTGTCCTTTTTTAATCGGCTTTCCGACAATTCTTCTCTTCTTTGGTTTATCTGCTTTTTCAATGTTTTTTTGTGCATCTTTCTTCTTCATGTCAGTTATATAACCTTAAAGCTATGATTCGTCAATTACAATTATCTATAAGTCTTCAAGCTCAATTTGAAGTTCTGTAATTATTTGGTCAATCAGAAGAAACAATCTTTCAGTGTGCCTAGTATCGATTATTATCTTTTCGCTGGATCTTTCAGGATTATAATGCTGCATTATTTCAAAATGCACACAGTTCCTGTACTCTCTACATTCCAGAAATTTCTTATACCGGAGTAATTCTCCTATTTCTTTTGATAGGCCATATCCTTTTTCAGCTTTTTCTTGTTTCATGATGTTAGCTCCTTACAATAACGGTTTTATTTACCTGAACAGTCTTTCTTAAATCATGCTCCCTTTTCCTTGATGTATTCTTTTATTGCTTTGAGATAGAATAAAAAGTTTTTTTTGTCGCCTTTTTTATCCGCTTCAAATAGGCTATCCCATAGCCCACCACAGCAAGACTTGTCTTTCAGTTTGCACAGATAGCAAGATAAAACCGTTTCTGTTCTCATGGCACAGCAGTATTCGCAAGATTCACCGAACCATGATTCCTTTATCTCTTCAAACATTTCTAATGAATCGGTAATACCTGTTCTTTCGACAAATTCAATCATTCGGTCATAATGCTTTATTGATTCCGCTTGTAGCTTTTTCCAGTTGATCGACTTCATTGTGCCTCCCTGAACATCTTGGCAGCCTGCTTCATTCGGAACCGCTGGATCTCTCTCCGTGTAGCAAGCCGGAATATAAAGTTTTGAGGATAGCATCCAAGCTCTCGCGAACCGCCCGATTTTGTGAATCTCGGATGATTGCATTTCGGAGCATCCTTTATTGACATAAAGACACATCCGAAGCATGAATTCCGATATACTTCTTTGTCTTTTATGCAGTATCTCATGTCAGCCCTCCGGGTTAAATAACGGCAGCGTTTCATGATCATATTCAAGATACTGTTTCGCAAATTGAAACATTGTGCATGTGCCGTCATGCTGTATGAGCATATTAAGAATAGATGTTGCAACCTTATTATTCACCGCTTCATAATTAAAGTTCATTTGTGCTGAATAAATAGGGCAAGCTCCTTCTCCGAGTTTGCATTTCATGCATTGTTCATCTAGGCAATCGCCATCTGATCCGTTTGAGAAATACGCCATTGTTCTTCCTCCTTCTCAAATAAATGTTAAATAATCCGCGTTACATGCCTGCGCTGTGTATTCCAAAAAATTGTCCTGATCATAACAATGAAATACGACAAACACAAAATGGTCATTCCACGATTTCAATAATCCTTGTATCGGTTCTTTTTTACCGTCGCTGTACTCTACCAACCGCCCGATGTCTATTTCAGTTAAAGCATTCTGTATTATCATTTGATTACCTTTCCGCAATATGGGCAGTACTTCATATTATTTTCTGCCGGAGTGCCGTTGATGATTATAAAAGTATGTCCGCAATTAGTATCAAATGAATTTTCACAATCCATGTCAAAATCTGATACCCATTTACAATATTCAGTTTTCTTTCTAGGTAGATTACCTTTCATATATTACCTCTACAAGTTTTTTAATAATCGAATTGCCATTGCCCCAACCTGAACGGCCTCCTCGATTACATGTTTAATATTCTTCTGAGATACTTTTTTGTAATATAGATCAAGACAAGCCTGCGTTAACTCTCCTGACTCTTCGGCAACAATAGCGGATTGATGAACTATGTCTTTCGGCCATCTTGGATGCTTTGTTTCTGCTCTTTTTAATTCTTCAAGCAATAGAATTATAATGTCTTTTTCTTTCATTTACCCTCCAATAGTTCTGGGTTTTCGTGTATGTTGCCGATAACTTTAATTTTATCATCTTCAAGATATGATCCTTTCGCCTTTTTTTGGTATTTTGGTTTTAATCTAAACCCTCCAAAGGCAAAAATAACCTGATAATTTTCTCCGGCGTTAAATCCAGACTCTTCCCAATCGTCAGGTATTGATATAATATCGCCCTCATAAATCTCTTTACCGTTTTTATCAAGTAGCCCGGTGAATTGTTCGATGATAACATCTATGGTTTCAAGCCATATCCCGCCGTAACCGTCGCGCTCTCTTTTAATACTACCATCGTCTCGAATATAAGTATTATCGATATCGCTTATAAATCTTTTCGTTTTATCGTCCCAAGCCCGAAACTTAATTACTCTGTTCATTCTGCCCTCTCATATAACCTGAATAAATGTGTTGAGCAGAAATAGTATTCTTTTTTATGAGTACAAATCGCATGAAGCCATTTGCACCATTCGCAAGGTTCCATTACTTCTCCCATCATGTTTGCTGTTTCAGACTGTAAAGCTTCAACAGCAAGAGCCGTTTTGCGGTTGTGTTTTTCTACGTTTTCGCGAGTATATTTCATTTTCCCCTCGCTTTCAAAGTACCGCGTCTCATGATTGCTGTTCCATAACAATATATGTTTGAATAGCTCGTATGTTCAACGCACCACTCCGTTTCAGCTTTTATTTTTTCGAATTGCTCTTCGGTGAAAGTGTATTCCTCTGGAGCCATCGACGGATCGATTCCGTATTCTTTGTCTACAGGATTACATCCGGCCAGAACTATAAATAACAACATTATTAAGTATTTCATCTTTTGCTCCATGCTTCAAAGCTGTTCAGATCCGTAAAAATAGGAATGCCTTTCTTCCTTGCGTATTCGCACTCTCTATCCGCTCCTTTCGATTCTCCAAGAACTCGGAATACTGCATCGCATTTGTCAATCCAAGCAAGATCGATCTCCATCCAGAAGTCATAATCTCGCTGAGTATGCATATGCTGGAAATGGTATAATAAAGGGTTAAACGGTATCACGTCCAGATCTGCGAGATAATCAAAGAAGTCCATCGCGGTGCATACGTTTAACGCGACATCTCCTTTTGTGTACGGGCATGCAATATAAACAAACTTTTTCATCATTCTACGCTCCATTTATATTTATTTCAACTCATCGCTTTTTTTGGTTTCTCTCCTGTCGCTTCTGACCATCTTTCCAGAGCTACGGCAACATAGCCAGCATCTATTTCAATCGCTCGACATTTTCTTCCAGTCTGCTCTGCTGCGATTATGGCCGTTCCGCTTCCTGAGAATGGTTCATATACAATGTCGCCTGAATCCGAATTGTTGAGATAGGCGTTTGTGTACAGCTCAACAGGTTTCATTGTCGGATTCAATTTCTTTATGGCAGCGTCCTGATTTCTGAAATTTATCGAGCATCTTATTTTTATCCGCGATCGCTACTCCGTACGGTGGATCTGTGAAAATTACTGTTGCTTTGTCTCCCTGCATAACTTTTTCGATGTTTTCCGGTTTTCCTGAATCTCCGCAAAGAATCCGGTGATCTCCAAGAACCCATAGTTGTCCGGTCTTCACTCCCCATTTCTTAGCAAGCTGATCGGATATTTCTATTTTTGCCTCGGCATCAATATCCGCGTTCGCATCGTCCGGAGTGATATCGTCAAGATCAAGGCCGGGAATATCTATCTCCGCTTTCAGCTCGTCGAAGTCAAGATCGGTTATGAAATCAAGAAGTTCATCCTGCCGGATAGTTGCATAATGAGAATTGAGCAAGAGAAGCATCTTCTTCGCATCTTTATGATTTTTGCAATCGATGTATATTGCCGGAAGCTTTGATGGAATAACGTCTCCGTCTATGTCTTCAAGTTCTTTCAGCGCGATTATACGGTGGAATCCATCCAGCAGAATCATCTCATTTTTCGGATTCTGCCAGATGAAGAGAGGAGTTGCAAAACCGTTCTTCTTGATCGAATTTTTGAGCTTCTGTATCTGCTCTTTTTTGTACTTCTTGAATTCTTCGCTCTGCAGCGGTTTAACGTCTCTCCATGCTACAGAACCATATTTTTTAATTCGATCTTTGATTGTTGTTTGCATTGTTAATCCTTTATTGTTTTATTAATTCTCTGTTGCCTTCGGGATATTGCATAATTAATGTCGCTCCTGAAAACGTGTATGCGTACCAAGCCGACCATTTATTGAAATCTTCGTATGTCTCAAAATCAAACCATACTTTATAACGGTAATGAGTCATTGTCGCGTCGATCTCTATCTGATACCAGTATGTTATTGTATTAACTATAAAGGCTGAGCTGCTGTTGATGACGTATGTATACGCTATCGAAAACTTGTTAGTTCCGTCAAACGTATATTTGAAATTTTCATCCTTGAAATTTCCGTAAAACTTGAAGTCATTTATCAGCGTCGGTGATTGATTCGGTGCAAATGTATCTTTCGGATCTTCATTGTAGCAAGAAATGAAAGCAGTAAGCATGAATAATAATACTAATAGCTTTTTCATTGTTTTACCTCTTTAAAATTTTTATTAAAATCCTCTTCTGACACAAATCCAAGTTCTCCGGATTGAACGCCTCGGCACATATAATCCCCAAAGGAACAATCCATTTTTAAGTTATTTTCAAATAGCATAAACAGCCCGGTATCTGTTCGCCTGCATTCAAGTAAAAGATTGTCTCCGACAATTTGAACTACCTCAATGACGGTTGTGTTTTCTGCGATCTGCAGCGCATAAAATTCCTCCAGGCCGTTAAACAGGTATTTTTTCATTATGCCCTCTCACGTATTTATCAAAGACATTCCCGATGCTGAATTCCGATAATACCTGAGTCCGGAGACTTTCAGAGCATTTCTTGTCGACACGGATTCCTTTAAGATACGGATAGCAGAATCCATCGATCTTGAAAGTTCCGTACTTTGTTTTTATTATATCTCCTGGTCTCTTGTCGTATTTAATCAAAGCGTATAGATACATGTAATCATGCATGAACGCTTTTGCATCTTCGATTTGATTATGGAAATATTCTATTGTTTTCTCTATAAGCTCCAAGTTGTTGTTCATTTCATCCTGCCTTCTTTGTTTGTGATAAATGAATCATGTTTTCTTTATGCGTTATATATTCGAGATTGATCGGAGCATTGTTGTATCTGTCGCGGTCTTTATGATTGACTTCTTTTCCTTTCGGGCATTTTCCATAATACGTTTCAGCGACAAGACGATGAACGCAATATGTTTTTTTTAAGCCGTTATAATATATCGATACAGTATGATAGCCGTTTTGATTCCTGAAAGTCTTCAATGGTTTATTATATTTAACAGAAAGTATTGTTCCGCAAAGAAGCACCTTGTATCGCTCGTTTTTCTTTCCGTTAATTTGAAGCGTTCGCATCGTTATCTCCGCATATTTCAGGATATTGTGCTTGAGCCTTTTCTATCTGAATCACTATATCAATTCTGTAATACTCGTCAACATAATTTGCCGGATCGTATCCGTTTTTTAAAGCATGCGCTATGAATAGCGTTTCGTTCCAGTACATGTATTTAGGAACGTTTGCATGCGAAGAATGGCAATCCGGACATAGCATAATTTTATTGAATTCTTCCTGCAGCAGTTTTCCATATTTGTCGCGATTCGGTTTTGAGTCTTCATAGTAATGATGCTTGTGAACGGCTTTATTTCCGCAAAGAGTACAAATAATCTTGCGCTTCATTCTGAGTTTTGCATGCTCTATCAATTCGTCTTTCGTTATATTCAGAAGCAAGGCCATGTATTCAAATGATCCAGTATAATATCCAGAGGCATCGGCCTGTTCGCACTCCTTGAAAGATATTGATTTGAATTGTATTTGAAGATTATCAAGCCCGGTCTTTTTATTCTTGTAATAAAAAAAGCCTTTATACCATCGCTGTTGAATCTTGCATTGATCAGAAACCTTCTCGCGTGAATCCCATGAAAGCTTTGTTTTTTCATCCGGCCAGTTTTCAGAAACCAGATCGCAGCAAGCCCAATATAAACCGTTCTGAGCAGAGCTCCGTCCTTCTGTTTTTATCTCTCCGCTATTTACCTCTCCCCATGCAAGAGATGAAATTCCTTTTTCTGTGCTTTCATCTGCAGCAAGAAGACATTGCTTGCCGATCATATCAGCAGTTATCTTTATTTTGACCAAAGAGACTTGCATCACTCTGCTCCTTTTTGTTTTTCTATATGGTCAAATATTAAACCGCCGAATGCGCTTATTTCAAATCGATGTAGCTCTTTCCCTTCACAAATAACAGAGCAAGGATAATTCAATCCGCACATGCTGACTGCTGCCCTGACCGCTTTTCTGTAATTTGCGTATTCAACATCGGCAGCGTTTTTATGTCGTACAATATACATGTTGTCTTTATCCTTTGTAATTTATGTCTTCACTTTTAAGAGCACAAAGGAAGCTTTCAATAGACCATTTACAAGGGAAGCTATTCCATATTGCCGTTACATATTTTGTTCCAATGTGAACATTTTTCATTCCATTTCTGTTCGCTGCTTGTGTTATTTGTCTTTTTATCAATTCAGTTGTTTTCATATTTGTTCTCCGCGTTCGCTCGCCAGCGTTTTAGTTATTTCTTAATAACCATGATCATATAATAGCGCAGTATATACTTTAATCAAGCATTTTATTTATTTTTTTAATATTTTTTTGCTTTACTGTTTAGTAGTTAGTTTACTAACTTCCGTATAGTATTTTATTTTATTTAATACAGAGGCTTTATGATAAAAATTACAGACAGACAACAGGAAATTTATAATTATATTGTGCAGCGCATTAAAGAAAGTTATCCTCCAACACGAAGAGAATTAGCCTTTCATTTTGGGATTACAATCAAAGGAGCGCACGATCACTGTGTAGCATTACACAATAAAGGCTTTATAATTCTTAAATATAAAGTTGCGAGAGGATTTATAATCCCAAAAAAAGGCCATGTAATTGAAAAAATAAAGAGATCTTTTGATAGAAAAAGAAAAAACAAAATAGGAGCTATAACTAGAAAACTAAAAAATAAACCAAAGAAATGTTATATATGCGGATGTTCTAATAAAAGAATAATATTCCATCACCCGGATTATTCTAAAGCAAAAATTACAATTCCTTTGTGTGACACATGCCATCCTAAATTACACAAAATTTTAAGGATATATTATAATATTGATCATAATTAAATATTATGCCTTTTATCATATTCTTAAGCCTCTTAATTCATACGCTTTGAAGCATATCTGCCATCCGTATGTCTGCCAGTGATTATATTTTATTATTTTATAGTTTGGTCCGGCATGATACTTTGCAAGAGCGACAGGAATATCTCCTCCGGTTAAATCAATAAGCTCTTTTAAATGAGTTGTTCCGAAATCAAGATTTTTCTTCCAGTCTTTGTAATCTCCATGTACTGGATGGATCTGCATCAATGATTGGGCTTTTGATATTTTATTCTCTGCCGTCTTGTTGAAATTTGATTCCTTTCGAATTACTGAACACACAAGAGCAGGATCAATTTTCTTTTTAGTACAGTTGTTAAATATCTCTTCCCATACGTCTTCTTGAAGCTCTGGGAAATATTCGCGCATCTTTTCGAACCCAGTCAGTTTATCCGGAGCATACATCACAATCGAAAGAACTATTGTAATTATTATTTTAATCATGCGATAGGTCTCGCAGTCTTGACGCTTCATCTGTTATCTTTCTGTAATCAACAAATTCAATGTTCGGTAATTCATTCTTGATTATTGTCGGTTCTGATAACATAAAACCTCTTTTACTGAATAGTGTTTTTCATGCTCTCGATAATAGCTTCAACCTCTTTCACTTCGTCAACAAATAAATCCTCATCATCAATGTCGAAAGCGTCTTCTATCCGCTCCAGAATGCAATATATTTTTGAGACTCGGCTGCATATATTATCCCTGTTGCAGCGCGTTTTTAATTCGTCTATAAGTCCGCAAGACGAATCGACCAGCTCAATTATAATACTTTTTAATTCTTCTTGTTTTGTCATTTTAGTAACCGTCTCCATCGTAAGACGTTTCAAATATATCATTGCTTAAAGGCAAGTCTATAATATCAATATCTTGCTCTTCACCGCACAATATACATCTTCCATGCCTATCTATACCAACTTCACAACATGATGATAATGGATTCATTAGCTCCTCTCTTATTTTATATAATTTCTTGTCTTGCTTTCAATATATCTTTTTTTTGTATCTCTCGCGATCTTTATGTTTATTAGAACTGAACCGACAGCGATTATTACAGATAAAATACATATTATATAATCAATCATTATGCCCTCGCGTTTTCGTTAATCATTTTAATTGCAGACTCAAAATATTTC